ACTGATAAGTCAGCGTGAAGTGGTCAACAAAAACTGGCCACCGAGTTAGAGTTTTTCCAGTATCGATTTTCCGATTCGTTTGGGGGTAACCCACCGTTATATTCGTGCGGTCTTAGTGCGCTGTAATATCCAACGATATAGTCCGTTATGGCGTGAGCTGCCTCGCTGAAGCTTACGTAACCCACCACCGGCATCCATTCGTTCTTCAGACTCCTGAAGAAGCGTTCCATTGGGCTGTTATCCCAGCAGTTTCCGCGCCGGCTCATACTCTGTCTGATCTGGTATCGCCACAATAACTGCCGGAACTGCCTGCTCGTATAATGACTGCCCTGATCGCTGTGGAACATCACCCCGCCGGGCTTACCACGGGTTTCCCATGCCATTTCCAGCGCTTTCATGGTGAGCCTGCTGTCCGGCGAGAACGACATGGCCCAGCCCACTGGTTTTCTTGCGAACAGGTCGAGAACAACGGCGAGGTACGCCCAGCGCTTACCCGTCCAGATATAGGTCACATCACCGCACCACACCTGATTTGGCTCGGTCACGGCGAACTGCCTTTCAAGGTAGTTAGGGATAGCAACATGTTCATGACCACCACGTTTATACCGGTGAGTCGGCTGCTGACAGCTGACCAGCCCCAGCTCTTTCATGAGCCTGCCAGCAAGCCAGCGTCCCATCTGGTAGCCTCTCCGGGTTGCCATTGTGGCGATGCTTCTTGCTCCGGCCGAACCGTGGCTGATGCCATGTAGCTCAAGTACCTGACTGCGTAATACAGCCCGTCTGCCGTCTGGTTTTTCAGGACGGTTTTTCCAGTATCTGTAGCTGCTGCGATGAACCCCGAACACATGGCAGAGTGTGACCACAGGATAATGCGCTCTGAGTTTCCCGATTATCGAGAACTGTTCAGGGAGTCTGACATCAAGAGCGCGGTAGCCTTTTTTAATATTTCATTCTCCATTTCAATGCGTTGTAGCTTTTTCCTCAGCTTACGTATTTCGATTTGTTCTGGTGTTATCGGAGAGGCTTTTGGTGTTTTGCCCTGACGCTCATCACGCAGTTGTTTGACCCATCTTGTCATTGTGGAAAGGCCAACATCCATAGCTTTGGCGGCATCTGCCACCGTGTATTTCTGGTCAACAACCAGTTGAGCGGATTCGCGTTTAAACTCTGCGCTAAAATTTCTTTTTTTCATTGGAGCACCTGTGTTGTTCTGAGGTGAGCATATCACCTCTGTTCAGGTGGCCAAATTCAGTGTGCCACTTCATTGTCGGTCAGGTTACGTAGTGAACCTCTGGCAGGGGACTGATAATGCATCATTCTGGTGTTGTAAATATCTCTTCGGACAACTTACAAAATATTCTAAGCAAACCCCGGGAACACACTCTTAACTGCCTTGGCTGGCGGTTTTTTGTACAGCGCTCGGTATGTGTGAGCTGGAAATCAGATTTTGCATGGACTGGAATCATGCTGTTATTTAGGGGCGAAGAACTGGCTTTTTCTTCCGCCTTCTCACCAGTAACGATTAGAAAAATAATGAAATGCCCCCCTCCGGGGAGGAGGACCGTAGAAAAAAGGACCCGCCAGCAAAAACATTGGGGATGAACAGCTTTCGCTACTCAGATTGCTGGCGGGTAAAGTTCCTCATGAATTAAGAATGCTACGCGATCTTTTTTAATGGAAATGAAAATTATTGTCAATTAGTCGTGCGTGTTTTTCATACAATATTGGTAAAGGTGATTCAGGCCATCAGAGTTTTGCTGATGGCCTTTTTCTTTCCGATAGCACAGGTCTGTCGGGGGGCGGGATATGTATCAGATGGAAAAATATCAACAGGCATTGCCTACGGCACCTCCGCCGGCAGTGCCGGCTGCTGGTTTTTGCAGTGGTTGGATCAGGTCAGTCCATCACAGTGGGCTGCGATTGGTGTGCTGGGAAGTCTGCTTCTGGGGCTTCTGACTTATCTGACGAATCTGTATTTCAAAATAAGAGAAGATAAGCGTAAGTGGATTTGCCCCTATATTTCCAGACATCTGTTATCACTTAACCCATTACAAGCCCGCTGCCGCAGATATTCCCGTGGCGAGCGATAACCCAGCGCACTATGCGGATGCCATTCGTTATAATGCTCGAACGCCTCTGCAAGGTTCTTTGCTGCCGTTAACCCGTCTGGTTTGGGCATGATACTGATGTAGTCACGCTTTATCGTTTTCACGAAGCTCTCTGCTATTCCGTTACTCTCCGGACTCCGCACCGCCGTGTTCTTCGGTTCAAGTCCCAACATCCGGGCGAACTGGCGTGTTTCATTAGCCCGGTAGCATGAACCATTATCCGTCAGCCACTCCACTGGAGACGACGGAAGATCGTTGCCGAAGCGGCGTTCCACCGCTCCCAGCATGACGTCCTGTACTGTTTCACTGTTGAAGCCGCCGGTAGTCACCGCCCAGTGCAGTGCCTCACGGTCACAGCAGTCCAGCGCGAACGTGACTCGCAGTTTTTCTCCGTTATCACAGCGGAACTCGAACCCGTCAGAGCACCATCGCTGATTACTTTCTTTCACAGCCACTCTGCCTGTATGTGCCCGTTTCGATGGCGGTACAGCAGGTTTTCGCTCAAGCAACAGCGCATTCTGGCGCATGATCCGGTAAACACGTTTGGCATTGATCGCAGGCATACCATCAAGTTCTGCCTGTCTGCGAAGCAGCGCCCATACCCGACGATAACCATACGTGGGCAGCTCTCCGATAACATGGTGTATACGGAGAAGCACATCCGTATCATCAGTGTGACGACTGCGGCGGCCATCCATCCAGTCATCGGTTCGTCTGAGAATGACGTGCAACTGCGCACGCGACACCCGGAGACAACGGCTGACTAAGCTTACTCCCCATCCCCGGGCAATAAGGGCGCGTGCGCTATCCACTTTTTTGCCCGTCCATATTCAACGGCTTCTTTGAGGAGTTCATTTTCCATCGTTTTCTTGCCGAGCAGGCGCTGGAGTTCTTTAATCTGCTTCATGGCGGCAGCAAGTTCAGAGGCAGGAACAACCTGTTCTCCGGCGGCGACAGCAGTAAGACTTCCTTCCTGGTATTGCTTACGCCAGAGAAATAACTGGCTGGCTGCTACACCATGTTGCCGGGCAACGAGGGAGACCGTCATCCCCGGTTCAAAGCTCTGCTGAACAATTGCGATCTTTTCCTGTGTGGTACGCCGTCTGCGTTTCTCCGGCCCTAAGACATCAATCATCTGTACTCCAATGACTAGTCTAAAAACTAGTATTAAGACTATCACTTATTTAAGTGATACTGGTTGTCTGGAGATTCAGGGGGCCAGTCTAGTAAGGCTGCGAGAGGTGAATAATGTCGCCATCATTACGCAAGGCTGTTGCAGTTGCTATTGGTGGCGGGGCTGTTGCTATAGCATCTGTGTTAATCACTGGCCCAGGTGGTAACGATGGTCTGGAAGGTGTCAGCTACATACTATACAAAGATATCATTGGTGTATGGACTGTATGTCACGGACACACCGGAAAAGACATCATGCCTGGTAAAACGTATACCGAAGCAGAATGCAAAGCTCTCCTGAATAAAGACCTTGCCACTGTCGCCAGACAAATTAACCCGTACATCAAAGTCGATATACCGGAAACAACGCGCGGCGCTCTTTACTCGTTCGTTTACAACGTGGGCGCTGGCAATTTCAGAACATCGACGCTTCTTCGCAAAATAAACCAGGGCTATATCAAAGGCGCATGTGACCAGCTATGTCGCTGGACATATGCTGGCGGTAAGCAATGGAAAGGGCTGATGACCCGTCGTGAGATTGAGCGTGAAGTCTGTTTGTGGGGGCAGCAATGAGCAGAGTCACCGCGATTATCTCCGCTCTGGTTATCTGCATCATCGTCCGCCTGTCATGGGCTGTTAATCATTACCGTGATAACGCCATTACCTACAAAGAGCAGCGCGACAAAAACGCAAGAGAACTGAAGCTGGCGAACGCAACCATTACTGACATGCAGCAGCGCCAGCGTGATGCTGATGCACTCGATGCTAAATACACGAAGGAGTTAGCTGATGCGAAAGCTGAAAATGATGCTCTTCGGCGCAAGCTTGATAATGGTGGTCGGGTGCTCGTCAAAGGAAAATGCCCTGTGCCATCCTCAGCCGAAACCTCCAGCGCCTCCGGCATGGGCAATGATGCCACCGTCGAACTCTCTCCAGTTGCTGGACGAAACGTTCTCGGTATCCGGGACGGAATTATCCGCGACCAAACAGCACTGAGAACGCTTCAGGAATACATCAGGACGCAATGCCTTCGATGATAGCGATAATTTTACTCATCATCCTTCACATCTGGCTCTGTAGACAGGGTGGTGCTCACTTCTGGAGTGAATCCAGATTAAACATCTCATTGCTGATGCTTGATATTGAGCATTTTGCGCGCGGTAAGGGGCTGCGTTGAGATAAGAGCCAGTCATTACAAATACCAGGATTTAGCCTCGCATTCGCGGGGCTTTTTATTGCCATTACAAAAGCCACTTCCTACAGAGTGGCTTTGATAATGGCTTATACCCTACACGGGATAACTTAACTGATATCCCTTTTAACGGATAAAGGTATTCAAGCCTGACACATCATGCGCTGTATCGTCGCCGTATTCCCGTATTAACCATGACCGTAGCCCGACGGGGAACTCCTTCTGCGCGAGTGTGCGGGAATAATCAAAAACGATGCACACCGGGTTTTTACCGCGTTTATGGTTCGCGGGTTTGTCCCTCATGCTCGCCAGTCCTGTGCGGGGGTGGAAGAAACAGGACACTTACACTGATTCTTGTGGGTACGATGCTATTCCTTTCTGGATTATCCCGATGTCATTCATGCAGGGCGCTGTATCAGACGTTCGTCATGGCTGTCAGGCTGACGGGTCCTCCCGGTGGGGTGGCCTGCCACGGGGCGGGAGCGGCGCGGAAAAAGGCTAGTTTTTGAAATTTCATTCGTCATCACCACTACTGTAATGGATTGATATTACAGTGGTTTTATTTTTATGGTGTCGATTTTGATTGTTTTTTGTTCATCACTAACACCGTTTGCCTAAAGTTGTTCGCAAGATGCATGTTTAAAACATTCTGGAGCGGGTATGGATCGAGAGTTAAAAAATCTGACGCTGAATATCAGTCAACTGGCGGCACTGTCAGGTGTACATCGCCAGACTGCTGCGGCAAGGCTGCAAAATCTACCCGTTGCAGGGGGGCATGAAAGCAACCTCAAGCTTTATCGGGTGGTTGATATTGTGTCGGCATTTCTGGCATTACCACCGCCGGTTGCAGAAGGCGAAATGGACGCGCATGAGCGCAAAGCCTGGTATCAGTCTGAACGTGAGCGTCTTAAGTTCGAACAGGAAACGGCACAACTCATTCCGGCCAGTGATGTCAGACGGGAGTTTGCCATCTGGGCAAAAGCGGTCGTGCAGGTGCTGGAGACATTACCGGATATTCTTGAACGTGACTGCGGTCTGCAGCCTGCCGCTGTGAGCCGTGTTCAGTCCATTATTGATGATCTGCGCGATCAGATAGCCCTGCGGGTGACTGAAGCAGGTGCGGATGATGAGGAGGAATTACAGCAGGAGGAGTAATGCTGAATCAGGAAACCGCAAAGGCAGCACGAACCGATTCAGGTTATATCCTTCGCGCACCGAGACGAATGCGGGTTGCTGATGCCGTTGCTCAGTATATGCGGGTGCCCATGGGGGCAGGGAACTCAGTCCCGTGGGATCCGCTGGTGGCACCGTATGTTATTGAGCCGATGAACTGCCTGGCCTCGCGTGAATACGACGCAGTGATATTTGTTGGCCCGGCACGAACCGGCAAGACTATCGGCCTGATTGACGGCTGGGTGATTTACAACGTGATTTGCGATCCTGCTGATATGCTGATTATTCAGATGACGGAGGAAAAAGCCCGCGAACACTCCAAAAAACGACTCGCCAGAATGAGGTAGCCTGAGTTTAACGGACACTCCTTCCTGAAATAGAATGGCATCAGAAGGAGCTAATAATGAGCAGAAAAACCCAACGTTACTCTAAAGAGTTCAAAGCCGAAGCTGTCAGAACGGTTCTTGAAAATCAACTTTCGATCAGTGAAGGCGCTTCCCGATTATCTCTTCCTGAAGGCACTTTAGGACAATGGGTTACCGCCGCCAGAAAAGGGCTCGGTACTCCTGGTTCCCGCACGGTGGCTGAACTGGAATCTGAAATTCTGCAACTGCGTAAGGCGTTAAATGAAGCTCGCCTTGAGCGAGATATATTAAAAAAAGCAACAGCGTATTTTGCACAGGAGTCGCTGAAAAATACGCGTTAATCGAACAATGGCGACAACAATTTCCCATTGAAGCGATGTGTCAGGTATTTGGTGTATCCAGGAGCGGTTATTACAACTGGGTACAGCATGAACCCTCAGACAGAAAACAAAGTGATGAGCGGCTAAAACTGGAGATTAAGGTGGCACATATCCGCACTCGCGAAACATATGGAACC